ACACGATCAAATGCAAACTGCTCTGGAGTTTGACCAAATGATTCGTTCCATATCTTATATCCACGATAATATACTGTTTCCAATATATTAGTGGGAATACCTGATTTTTGGGATTTTTTATAAAGTGATAACTTAGCTTCGTTAGTGAGAGCTATAGCAGACCCATCAAGTTGTTCTACAACTACTAGCTGAGGATCAAATTTTTTAAATCGTCTTATCATTGGAGTTTTCCTTTAGACTTATCCAAGAACATTGAGCAGGTCTGCCATAGCCTTACTGCACTAACATTCTTATTTAGCTTTTTTAAATTCTTTAGGATCAAAAGATTTGAAACCCAGTGGAGCATGAAGCTTATCGTGTTTACTATTAATCATACCCTTCAAAACATTATCTCTAGTATCAGCATCAGCTGTACTTCTTGCTGTGTAGTTGGCAACTTGATTGTCGTCAGCAGCAGGAACACCAGTATTAAACCCTAATCCACCAACAGCGGCTGTGGAGTTTTCTTTAATTGTTTTCTTTTTCTTTGGTCCACTTTCTGATACACCAGAAGCAGATAACTCAGCAACAGATGGAGAATTACCTTGATTAGGAACTGGTACTGTGTCTTCTTTAATTGATATTAGTTTTTGCTGTTCTTTTTCTCTCTTATTTTTATAATATTCCTGCTTCATTGCCTCTATCTGTGCTTCTTTTGCAGGAGTAAAGTGTTCAGGAAATTTGGCTCTCATATAATCGAGAGTTCTATCTTTCATCTTCTGGTCTTCGGCATGATCATTATCTATCAACTGAGAACCAGGTTCATAGATAGTTCTAACATATCTATCAGCAACTCTGCTCTGTTGATCTGGTGTTAAATGCTTTTTCATACTATCAAGTACACCATGATATGAACCAAAAGTTTTCATATCTTCAGTATCAGGTGCTTTGCCAAACATCTTACCATAAATTGATGGGAGGTCAGTATCATACTGGCTTTCCTTTGGCGTCATTTCTCTATATATTGTATCACCATTTTCCTGACCAATTTGAGCATGAGAAGGTCTCATACCTCTATCAACAGAAAAAGAATAGTTAGGGATAAACTTTCGTGTATCGCCTTTTTTATTTCTTACAACACCATCAGCACCTTGTGCTGCAGTTACTGATCTCAATAGAAGTTTATGGAAAGCTCCTTTTATACCAGACTTAACATCGCCCCAGTCAGAGCCATGAGCGAACTGGTTCCATTCACTTGGTCTGCCATTTTCATAAGTGGCTGGTTCCATATCTATTTGTTGGACTCTACCATCATCATGACGAAATAGACCTAAGTTTTGAGTGCCTGATTTCTTGCCGCCAATAAAAGTATACTTACCATATCTCTTACCAGGCTTCAACTGATCGGCCAATGTGCCTGTATGTTCCTCTGGAATAGCGATATCAACATCACCAACCTTTGGTTTAAATTGGGCAAATTCTTTATGAGAAATATTTGGATCCATAAATGCATTTGATGAACCCATGAAAGCAGAGTTATCATTTAAAGCTTCATGGTTTGGGCCAAATATATGTTTGCCTGTTTTTGCAAAATGTTCATCGCTCATTTGACTCAAAGCATCACGAAGGTCGCCTTGTCTTTCTTTTCTTGAAACAGCCTGTGGATGGGAAGGATCCATATGCATAGGATCAGCACCAATTATTTGACCATGAGCATCAGGTAGCTGTAAATTACCACCTTCGGCTAGATAAAAGTTTTTGAAATTTATAATCATGGAGTTCTTCTCAACTTTGCTGAAATTCCCTTACTTTCGCCTTTATTAAGCTTAACAAAAGCGCCCTCTGGCTCTGTCTCAACACCATTAACAGAATGAGAAAACTCACTATTCTTATGTAATGGATTCATTAGAGCATTCTTGGCGTTCTTCAAATGTGTTTGAAACTCTAAAGCTTTCTCAAAGTGGTTTCTATTTCTTAATACTGTTTCTGCCATTGAAGAATGTTCTTTGTTCTTTTTCAGCGAATCAAGATATGAATCAACTGATGGCTCTAATCCCTTTGAGCTCATATCATCAATATGAGCAGAAAACTTCTTTCCATGATTGCCCATTTCATCAAAAGCTTCTGGCTTAATTTTACCGTAGGTAATTTCTGCTTCTCTTTTATGATTTAGGAATTCTCTTTGATCCTCTGGCGTATAATTCTTTGGGTTAATTTTTACTTCAGGATCAATAGTGTGTACATCAGGATGTTTATTAAATTTACTCTTTGTCTTATCGTCTAATGGTTCGAATTCTTTACCATTATGCATGGACTCTAGTGATATTGCTACTTGTGAAGACTTTAATGATTTACCAGTTCCACTGTTCATGGGCACAGAATATGTTCTATCAGCAGCTTCAATGTTTTGTTTACCTTTGTAGCCCTTAATCTGATCTTTGGTAAACATTTTACCATCATACATACCAGGATTTTCAGGTGTTATCTTAGATAGATGATCATAAGCCTGTTTCAACTTATTAATAGTATGCCCATAACCTTGATGATTTCTTTCAATATCATCATGTGAGTAATTAGGAACGCTTGGATCAGAACCAACGAAAAAGTTGCCCTTCTTATCTCTGCCAAAAGAAACTGGCTCGCCATTATATTTCATCATCATTTTAACACTAGAGTTTTTACCAAGAAAATGCTTGTTTAAAGAGTCTAGTAAATTAGCTGAATTTAAAGCGCCTTGGTGTCCATCATGTAAATGCATATGATCTATATCTTTTGATGTATTGCCATTCTGTGGTGTTTGTTCTTCTTTTAAGAAACTTTTAAAGTTTATCACAATTTATCTCCAGGCTGGTGTATGTTGTCTTTGTTTTGCAGATGGCGCTCTTTCACCATTTGTTGGTGTGTTTTCTACAGGAGCGGCTGCTTGTTTAATTTGTGTTTCTCTTTGTGCTGTTGAAGCAGTAGGTCTTCCAGATGGTTTCCATGAAGTAAGACCTACACCTATTCTTCCTCCAGTTCCAAAACTATTCTTACCACTTGCTGTTCTGAATATAATTGAATTATCTGGATGATAATGTGAATTTTCATCATTTGTGTTTGTGTATGAAGAAGTTGAATTGAGATTCAGTTCACCATTTTTTTCATTAGGAATTATTGAAATATTTCCGCCAATTATTCTATGGACATTAGAAAGACCATATTCGCCACCATGTTTCATCCCATACATAGATCTATGAATCAAATCTCTATCTTCTTTATTATCAGGATCCAAATAATGTCTTATAGCACTATTAAATTTTGGATTGTTTGCTCTTTCTTGTTCTAATTTAGATTTAATTTCAGAAACACCTTTTTGAACAGAAGGGTGATTAGCCAAATGTTCTACACCACCCCATTGCTGGTGACTAGTTCCTTTTAATGAAACAAAATGTATTGGTTCGTCCTTTTCGTTGTGAAAATATGCATCAGCTTTAGGTGCACCCTTTCCATCATAACCCATTTTCTTCCAATCGTCTTTTACTACTTTTTTAAAACCTGAAGTATCAATATAATTACCATCACCAAAACGAATTCTCACAGAATTTTTACCAGTTGCTTTCTTATGTTGATCAATAGCATTTTGTATTTGTGCTATCTGATCGTTTTCAACTTGTTCAGGATTTCTAGAGTGTTCAAATCTAGCTAATTTTGAAGCCAGTATTGTTGTTTTATTTCCAGAACTGTCACTAACAGTTACATGATTTTTGCCATTTTTTATTTCACTGTTAATTAAATGAACTCTAGTTCCTACAGGAAATTTAAACCCAGTTTCTGGATCAACATGATCAGAATTGAATTCATGAGTATCAGGGCCATGTTTTGAAGTTGCAGGATCAGCATCTGGCAAATAATCTCTGATATACTTATTGTGGTGTCTTTCCATTTGTTTACCACTAGCAGAGATACCTGCTCTGGTAGAATTTTTTTCTGTCAAATATTCACCAAACTTGAACATTATTTCTTGGCCTTTTCTTTTTCTTTATCAGAAGGTTTTTCTGTCAGTGATGTTGTTGTCATCTTGACATTACCTGTTTCTGGATCATGATCGATATGATGCGCATGAAACTCTGTTTCTGGGAAATCTTTTTTTAGTTTCAAGAAACCATTTAAATTATCCATAGAGTCATCATATAGATGAACCTTCTTGTGTCCAGCTTTATTTAATATGTTTCTCATAACCATTGCTTTGGTATCGGCTGGTTTACCTTCAAGATTGCCAGCTCTATAAACATGCGTCTTATCAATATCAATACCATACTTAGACATATGATGAGCGAACTTTTTCTGATCATCAAGGTCGCCTCTAGCAGTAATAATTGCTGTCTTACCACCATTCTTTTGAATTGCTTTTAATTTAGCAATCATTTTACGAATAGGCTTGGCTGACTGAGTGAACACATCAGAGCTTCTAAACTCACTGAAATCATATCTATGACCAGGAGGAAGCTTATGTGTATTAAATTCTTGATTAGTAAGAGTTTGAACTCTTGAGCCAGATGGATCGGTTACATGCACTCTTAATTTATTATGATCATGAGCGAATAGTGTTTCGTCCATGTCAAAGGCATGTAATCCTTCGGGCTTGGTTTTGTCTTCAACGATGAATTGGCTGAATTTGATCATAACTATCCCTACAGTTTTATTGTATTTATAAATTACAGCAAATGAAAAAGGGGAGCCGAAGCTCCCCTTACGATAAACATGGTTGAGCGGAACCCCACCGTTTGCTCTCAACTATTCCGTTGTCTCTCCTGGACTCGTGCCTCTGCATCAGCTATAGCTGTGCGTACATGTTCATTACGTAGTTTTATTTATATAAGATTTCATACTTTTTAGAAAAAAAGTTGGAGAAAAACCATCAAATCCACCACCTAAATTCAAATGACGCATGAAAGCTCTTGCTTCGAGAAACTTATCGCCAGGAAACGACTTGATAACCTGATTAGTTGTTTCCTCAAGAACATCATACATAGACTTGTCCTTGCCTTCGACTAGATTATATGCCATTTTACGCTTGCTCATTTTACCAGATCCTCTATTGCTACAGGTGTATAGTTATGGACTTCGACACAACAGTTAATATAACGCTCGTCTTCGATTAATCCACGATGACTGCCCTTATGAACATGACCATGTAAGTTATATTTACGTTTATACAATCCGCTCTCATGGATAGGAACATGAGTCATTACACAATTAAACTCTTCAAACTCTCTCCACATCAAAACCTTTTGGAAATGTTTTTGAATAAACTCGCTCTTACCATTATCATGATTACCGAGAACCAAACGTTTGCGACCTTTTAGCCTTGGTAGAACTTCATATCCTTTGTCGAAATAAACATCTCCAAGGTGATATACAATATCACTATCCTTAACAGTTTTATTCCAACACTCAATCAAATGTTCGTTCATATGATGAACGTCATAAAATGAGCGAAGAGGAGCACCTTCATCGTCAACAAACTTGAGAATGTTCTCGTGCCCGAAATGGGTGTCACTAATTACGAAAATATCCCTCATTGTTCATCATCTCCAGGATGAATAGTAAGCGTTGCTTCTCTAAGTCTATGCCCTCTATCATGCCATGCCTGAATACGATAAGGACGATCGATATCAGCTACCTCATGACCAAGCTTTCTGTACCATGCTTCCTCAGCAGTAGGAGCAAATGTCCAATAACCAAGCTTCCACGCTAAATCGCCAGGAGGAACGATTACATAACCTTTAATTACTTTTTCTGTCATTTGAACCCCGCAAACTTTGCTCTATCAAACTTACTCTTAGGTTTACTGCGCTCGTTATCTTCATTACCAAATTTAGTATTATCCATCACAGGACCATCTAGCAAATCATCCTGAGCCGAATTTTCTACATCATATAGACGCATTTTGCTGCGATCCACCCCAACGATAAACCGAGAATTAAGATTGGGGTCACCATATCTATTCTTAAGCTGCTTAACCACAATCTGATTGAGGTCTGCCAACTCCTCGGACTGCTTAATGAGTGCAAACATAAAATCAGCTGTGGCTGGGAGTCCAAAGGATTCTGATGTATCTTCCAGTCCCACGTCGCTGTTCGAATATCCGCTTCGAGTTGTTTGAGTTGCGGAGATGATAGGTACATTGAATTCAACTGCCAACCCTCGTAGCTCTTCTGCGATTGCTTTGATAAGGGTATAAGAATTGACGTTGGCTCCATGTTTAATCCTCGATGACATACAGATATTCAAATAATCGATATAGATAATATCAGGTACAAAGTTTTTCTTGATCTTCAATTCATTCAGCAAATGACGGAAGTTGGCACTACCAGCACAGGCTGTAGGATATTCCTTAACAATAAGCTTACCGCCTGTCTTACCCTTCACACGTGCTATCTTCTTATCATATGCATCTTTGGGTATAAGCTTAAGATCATCAAGAGTTACATCAAGAAGATTGGCATCAATACGCTCTGCAATACGTTCCTCTGCCATTTCAAGAGTAATGTATAGAACACTATAACCTTTAAGAAGATTAGCTGCTGCACAATGACACATGAACAGCGACTTGCCGACACCAGTACCTGCTAGAGCAATGTTGAGCGTTTTCTTAGGCAACCCGCCTTGCGTGATTTTGTTGAAGAAGTCGAGGTCAAAGGGAATTCTTTCTTCCTTGGTGTGGTAGAACTCATAGCGTGACTCCGCATCTTCAAGGAAGTCATGACCAATATGTGTGTCAAACGATACAGCAAGTGCATCGGTAAGTATCTGAGGGATCGCCCCTTTTGAGGTTTTCCCAGAGCTATCATCAAGAATCCCGATTGACGCCATGATCGCATTATAGATTGCTTTGTCTTGACAGAACTTTTCTGTTTGGTCCAAGAGCCAATCGACTTTGGTGCTTTTTTCGTGTGTAAGACCATTTATTAATTCCTTACAGCTTTTGAATGTATCTTCGCTGATACCTTCTGTATTGGCAAGATCAATAGCCATTACTTCCTTAGTAGGAAAGGCATTATACTTGTCTACATATCCTTTGATGAGTCTGAATAGAGCTTTTTGATCCTGCGGTGCGAAATATTCCTCTTTGAGAAAGGGTATGCATTTGCGAGCGTATTCTTCATTGTATACCAAATTCCCAAAAATCGCATTTTCAATCGCCATGTCCACTTATTCTCCCGTACATCTTTCGCAAACTTCGCCAACCTTGGTGAACCCGTTTCCACCGAGGGTCTTACTGGTGCTGTGTAATCGAATTTGACTGAGCTAGGCTGTTTCTGGTACATTTAAAATACCATTACAGAAGTTTTCAGCAGCATCTTGCACATAATGAATACTTTTGTCAACATAAGGCAAGCTTAAAAGCAACTTACCTTCCTTGTAATAATCAACCCAGTAAACCTGAGTATTAGCATCGAATACAATCTTGGCATTCTTTTCCTTGTCGTCAGAATAGAACTCACTCAGCGTCATCATCACTCTCCATAATTGTGCCAGTGGCCATCTTATACTTGTTCTCGATATACTTGGCGAAGTCAGTATTTGAGAACATATCCATCCAAAACTTCTTGTTATCTACAATGTCACCAGCTCTCATAGAGGGTTGACGAACTTCACCAGTATCCTTATCTACGGTAGCATACCAGCCATTCTTAGGCTTAACGATATAACCGCCATCAAGTGCAACATCAAGCAAGCCAGACCAGCGATTGATACCACCTTCATAAGAAACGGTGATTGAGATCTTCGACTTCTCCCTAACATATCTTGACTTCTCCACGTTAATTACGAAGTGATAGCCTGAAATACCATCGGCATCCTTCTCTTGTTGACGACCAAGGATCCAAATATTGTCTGAACCATAATATGAACCAGTGCCACCACCAACGATATCCTTGGGGTATAAACCAATTTCCTTATATGTATGATTGATCACAGCCATAGGAATATCTTTCAATGACAAGTGAGGTGTAATCATACGAAACAATGACTTCAGCTGCTTGGCTCGAGTCATATCTGCTACGCTCTTACCATCAAGCGCATCCTCAACTTCTTTCTTTGAAGCAAGATTGCCAATCGAGTCAATGATGATCATAACACGATCATCTCGAGTAATTTCTTTCATCTGCTTCATGATATCAAACTTCAACTCTTCGACATCAGTGATCGGTGTATGCACCACAGAATCGAAAGGAATATTAAACGTTTGAAAATAAGACTGAGGAGTACCAAACTCGGAATCATAAAATAGGATAATGCCATCAGGATACTTCTTGAGGAAGGAGGAAGCAAGGAGAAGTGCGAAACCAGTTTTGAAATGCTTCGAAGGTCCAGCCAACATAGTCAACCCAGGAGTAATACCTCCATCAACTGAACCTGACAACGCAACGTTGATCATAGGAACAGAGGTAGGGATCATGTCCTTCTTCGTGAAAATCTTGCTATCTTCAAGAGTAGAAGTTAAATCAATTGTAGAATTCTTAATCAAACGATCTTTAAGCGACATATGGTTCTCCTTATAATAGTATTAGTATAGCGTGTATTTGTATAAAAGTCAACTGTTAATATAGTCATCCATTTTCTTAACGAATGCCTTGATTGATTTATCTCTATTGGGCCAAACGATAGTATCTTTCTCTGGATTCTTCATCAAGTTGTTTAACAAAGGCATAATCATATTACGCAAGCCATGTACTTTGTCTTGTGCTTGTGTTTGTATTGTTTGGATTTCTGATGAATCCATAAACGTAAATCCGAAATCGTCATCATCTTCGTTCAACTGAAAAATTCCTCCAGCGTCGCCTTTTGCTCTACTTGCCATCCGATCACCTCTGTAATTGATTTGAGTGGGTCCAAAAATGCTTTATCAAACTGCATATCTCTGTCAATATACTTATCAAGATTAAATTCAGTTGGTATATAATCAGCAGTTGCAATAACACTTTGTCCAATAGGATTAGGCGTTTTAAGATAAGCAAACTTAATCTTATCGCCATCCATTATTGGAGGAATAGATTTGATATCATACTGCTTTAGCATATGGTTAAAGATCAATGAACCTTTAACCTGAATTGGAGTTGCTGACTTATAGATAGCACTGGCGTCTCTATACTTGCTCATACCTTTAACACCACGTGGAAATGCTACGTCCTCGAATGGCAATGTTAAAAACTTCTCACGAAACTCCTGAATAAACTTATGAAGAGCTGTCTCGTTTTCATTCATGATAATGCTAAGTGCTGTTTTAATATTCTCACGGCAAGCATATGGAGTTGATGAACGAACCGCCTCGATACCCTGAATCTTAAGCTTAGGCTTATCATACTGCACACCCTCAACATTCCAAGCATTGAGGATATACATCTTCTTTGCTTTCCAAATACCTTTGTTGGCAATTGTTTCGCGCTTCATCTGCATCTTCTGCAGATAAGCATTCATCATACCAGCCAGCTCATCATAACAGCTGTTAATGTAATGTTGAATTTTAGTTTCACAAAACTTATCGATAAGATCAACAGCTTCCAGTTCGTCGCTGCCTTCAGGAATCAATTTCTCAAATGTAACGTAGATAGAATCAGTATCAGCAGCGATAACGTAATCAACATTAGTTGTCTTACATATCCTGTTCATATACTGATTCATTTTTTTCTCGATCCACCTAATAGAGAGTTGGCCCGAAGTGGTAATGGCTTCTGCATGATTGAAATTAAACCATCTGAAGTACTGGTTCCCAAGAGCGCCGTAAGCGGAGTTGAGCTGGATCTTCTTAGCCATTTGCATGTTGTGATAGCGAGCGATGAGTTTCTCATCTTCTTTACTTCTGGTTCTTTCATAACTCTGTTTTGCTTCCAACATCTTTTTCTTGAACACAACACGGTCATTGTACATCTTCTCCATTAATGCAGGAAGAAACCCTTGCTTATCTTTACGATAGATACAACCATTAGCAGCGATACAATAATTATCATTAACTATTTCGCCTTGAAACGTAGAACCTTCAAAAGCTCCTGTCAACAAATTGTCAATAGTTCGAAATCCTTGCTTTCTACGAACAAATGTTTCAGGACTAATGTTATACTGCATGATCAAATGAGGATACAGGCTATTCAAGTCAAACGATACAACCCACTTACTCAAACCAGTTCGTACCTCTTTAACAAAACCGCCAACCAATGCATCAAAATCTGATTGCTTTTTAAACTGAGGAACAACAATGTTTTGTTCAAGCAGATAGTTATGAATGATGATGTCCCATGTACGAACAGTTGTCATAGTGTCTTGATAATTTACCTTAGCATCATATGCCAACGCCATCACCTGCTCAAGAAACTTCAACTTATCATCTAGTCGATCAACAAGCACACAGTCATGAATATTATACTCAATAAACTTTTGATAGTTGTTCTTATACAGCGCCAACAGATTACCATACTCAGAGTAATCAATTTTCTTTTCACCCAATTCTATTTGAGCAATGAAGTCTAGCTTATAACTCTCCTGATTACCAAATGTAAACTTACGATACAACTGATAGTAATCAAGCACAGCCAAACCAAATGGATTGTAGCTTTGGTTTTCTTTGCCTCTGAACTCAATAATTTTCTCATCAAGTATTTTCCAAGGCGATAGCTTCTTAGCCTCTTTCTCATTGAAGAGAAGCTTAATACGATTAACCAAATAGGGAATATCAAAGAACTCAATGTTCCAACCAGTAACAACATCA